CTAGCCTTATATTGTGAGTTATTAACTACATCATTAATATAACACTCATCCAGTGAGCGTATTACCCAACCTAAAGCTGTTATCTGGTCTGGTACCATATCATTACTGAACACCGAATGATAAGCTCGGAGCACTGCCTGCATGCTACTATTACTATGCTGAGAATTAAAGTCTTCAAAGTCAAAACAAAAAGGAGTTCCATTAGATAGAACCTGCTGTACCGTTTTGGCCACGCTCTCTTCGTTAGCAGATTGTCCTATCGGGAATTTTTCTGACAGCATCTCTTCTATATTGGACATACAGTATCCTGCCATAATAAAACTGGTAGCATCTACTCCGTAGATAGCCCTCTGTTTACCCCACTCATACTTGGTTGAAGACCATGCCACCATTTCTGCCTTGCGCCTTGAAAACTTAGAGAATGGGTATGCCGGCATACGGTTGAAAGAATAGAATTTGTGCTTTAAAGACCGATCACTCGCAATATATTCTTTGTCTTCTTCATATTGAGAGTGATATGCCCCAGTAGGCGACCAGGCCCACCGCATAGCCCAATAGTCTTCCCATAAGGTTCTTTTGGGTTTAGCACCTCTATCACGAATTTGCTGAAATAGCAACACAGCTCTAGAAAATACTTCCGCTTCATCGACGTTACACAAGTTAGGGCTGGTCCTGTTTTCACGCTCCTGCGACCAGTTCACAGCCCCCAAACCTCTATTAACTAAAACTTCAAACTCAAAGAAAGGAGTCAAGTCAATACTGACATTATTTTGAAGAGCTTTAAGCCTAAGAGAAAACTCATCTTTAATCTTCTTAGCAAACTGTTCTATACTCTGAAATTTCCATGTCCAGATGGAACTCTTTGAAATTAAATCAGCAATATGCTCAGGCAAACTAGCGGTCCAAGTAAGTAACCCAACGAAGAGCGCTTCTTGCATGCCCAAGCCACTTAAAGTATTAATTAGTTGCAAAATCCAGGTCCTGCCCTTTGCTGTAAAAAAATCCAATCCAAGTTTCCTCACTTCATAGATAGAAACATGTCTGAGATGTGCCGAAGATACTCGAGAGGTCGGGGGTTCAGCAGACCCATCAAGCCACTTCTTTACTAGGGAATTAGGTCTATATACGTAATTGGCTTTCCTATCCCCATCGTGCGTTAGATATAAGGCATATCTAAGTATCTCACCCCTAGTTACATAACCATACGAAAAAAGGTTTGGACCAAATTGAATCCTAGATAGCCTCAAGTTATGAGGCTCGTTTAAACATCGAAAATCATAATTATTATCAAGATAGAGTAGAGTAAGGTTTAGACCGAATACTGGTTGACATAATAAAGGTATAGACACACCCTCCAAATTATAATGGTAGGTTCCTGTTATACATACCCCGGGTATAATATCATACAAATTATGTGTTGAATAATCGAAAGGTACAGAGATGATTGAATGATCAGTAATAAT